ATCAGATCCAATTCTACTATCAGGAACATTTAAAGATCTATAAAGTTTTTTTTGAAAATAATCAACGTCAGTAAGTTCACCAAGATTTTGTCCACCAGGAAGCGTAGTAATTTCTGTTCCACGTCCACCTTCACGACGAGGTAGCCAGAAATCTTCTAGCATGGACATATGCTTTTTATCATCTTTAATTTCACCAGTGTTTGCATCGTAAACAAGTTTGTTACGATAACGGCTCATAACATCACGAAGATATTGTTCTGCTTTTACTTTTGGTAAATTACCAACATCAATATAAAAAATACGACGTTCTGGAGCACGAGACAATCTATAAATTACAAGACTATCTTCAATCATGCGAAGTTGATTGAGAGATTTAATTGCTTTATGTAAATATGATAGTGTTAAATGTTTATTTCTATCTACAAGTCCTGAAGTTACATGTGTAATTGCATCTTTTGCAATTTTTATACCCTTTCCGGTAATTGATCCATATTGTTGGGCAACACCTTCTGGATAATATGTATAAAATTCTACTATATCAGCATCTTTAGTAGTTGTTACATCTTCATTATAAGGTCTTGCTGGCAATGCTTTTTTATCATTGGGACGAACTCGCATAAATTTTATCTTTAAAGCATCAATATATCTTACTTCTTTGATACCTTCATCAGGTTTTTCTAAATCAATTACTTTGTGATAATGAAGTTTACCATCAACATACCAGTTGCGAAAAATTTCGTGTGATTTTTTATCAAATTCAAGTAAATCTTTTACGTACTTGAACTCTTGTCTAATTACTTTTTTGAGTGAAGCACCGATTTGAAGATTATCTAAATCAATTTCAACAGGGCTATCATTTAAATCTGAAACAATTGCTTCATTTACAACATGTTCAATTGCAGTATCGCACTCTGGATGCAATGACATATCACGATATTTTTTAACAATATCAAATTCTGTTCTAAAGACACCTTCAATATCTACATATTGTCCATAGAAACCTGAAGAAAGATAATAGTCAGATCCATCCTCATTGTTTGGAGGAACTGGACTGACTATGCCTTTAGACTTATTTTCTTGATCGTCAATTGAAAACCCAAAAAGTTTTGCCATCAATATAATAAACTGTTTTGACTATTTATCAGACTACGGAATCTGTATTTGAACCCGTATAAGCTTCCCACCATTGAACTTGCAGTGTTACCGAAAATTCTTCAATAACGTCAGCACTGTCGTAAGAAAGTTCAATAGCACCAACTGAACTTGGCCAGCATCCATGCATCTTGTATGCACGCTTTACTGGAATTGGTGTAGCATTTTGAGAACCAGGAGTAGGAACGGTTTCTGCACGTCCTAGTTGAGTTACAACCCAATCAGCAAAATAATCTGCTGGGTTGATTGTACCCGAACCATCAGAAATTTTGGTGATGTAGTTTGACCACTTTTCAAATGCTTCTCTTAGTTTGAAGTCAGCATCGTTGATGACTGTAATTGTCCATGGATCAATTCTTCTATCACCAGCAACTTTGAGTTGTCTACCACGAAAAGGAACAATAACTTCAGCAATATTTGATGCTGGAAGTTGAGCACCTTTGATGAGCATTCTATATGAAGTGTCACCAATCTCATCAAAAATTCCATTCCCTGATGGGAAATTCATTATTACTTCAAAAAGATTTGCTCTAGCACCACCTTGAACAAGTCTTGACTTGAAATTGTCAATTGTTCTTTCATTATTGAGAGTATTAAAGATGTTTGTGTCCGGTAATGGCATTGTTTTATTCTCCTAGTATCAAACGGTGCCGACGATTTCGGAGAACGAAACTCCCGTTCTCGTGGCGACGAACGTTAGACCGATAAAGTTAATCGATCTTGCTGGCTTCACGTAGATGTCAGCGATAAACTCATTACGATCAATTGCGTCAGGTGTGTTATTTGTTTCGTCACAAACAACAAGGAACTCAGTTACACCTCGTTTCGCTTGAACATCACGTAGATATGGTTCGACGATATTTATAAAGTTGGATCTTGTTCCAGCATCATTGAGTTCAAATAGTTGTGCCTTAGCAGCATTTTCAATTGCTTTTTCAATGGTGATGAATAAGCGTCTTACGTTGATGCGATCAAATGCACTTTCAAATCCTAGTCCAGTCTTATCTCCGAAGAGAATAATTCCAGAACCAGGTGATGCAATAATTGGATTGATCCTGTTTGAATACAATCTATCTCTTGCATCTTGTCCTGGGTTGAACGCAAGTTTGACTGCAAAGTTTAGAGAACCTCTGCTTGTTCCTGCTGGTGAGAACCAAGGGAATTGATCTCTATCAGTTCTTACACATAGACCTGCCACATCGTTTGAGCAAGGAATATATACAAATCTCTTATTGAAACGATCATAAACGTATTGATAGCTATTATCAAATACGACGTAAGAAGACGATGAAAGTGGAGCAAAGAATGATAGAACATTCGTTAGTTGTGTACTTGCGTTTGTAATGTTTACAACACTATCTCTATTTGGTGAGATAAATGCGACACAATCCTTACGTGCTTCACATATTGAAATTAGTTTATTTGCTTTTGCTTGCTCTTCTTCCTTAGACTTATAAGCACCCCCCTGTAACAGGAACCTAATATCACTATTTACAGGATCTGATAACTTATCATATGCAGTTAGAAGATCTCCAAGTGGAGCATCATAATATCCAACTCCTTGATAATCCTTACCACCTGTTAGTCTGTAAGCAGCATTTCCTAGTGAGGAGAATGTAATGTCTGTTGCTTCCTGTCCCCACGAACCAGCAGATGCTGTTATTGCAATAACACCACTACTAAATCCACTAGGACGTGATCTTGTTCCCCAGTAAGTATCAGTTGCATTCACTGGAGATAGACCAGCGTAGATATACTCAGAATTTACTGCAAGATAATCTTCGTAGTAAATTGACTTCTGTGGAGAAACTTCAGCATCTTTTGCTTTTGAAAGATTACCAAATTTTTCTAAAATTGATCCAACAACACCTGTTACAGAACCAGAAGCATCAATGACAACTACATTTAGTGCGTCGTTGCGTCCGTTTCTTTGAGCAACATATGAGTTAGTTCCTGGTTTTGCAAGAACCGATCTCCAAGATACTGTTACTGCATCAGAACCACCATCAGCAACGCTCGTTAAAACGTTCTGTTGATCATACCAATTAGTTGGTGCTTTAGTTCCAGTCATGAAACCAACGTCACCTAAAGTTGATGAAGAAATTCCAATTTGTAATGCAGTAAATTCGTATAGTGAATTTGCTTGATAATCTATTTTATTTTCTGTTCCACCACTTACATAACTTACAACTTTTACATCAACAAAACTTACACCAACTCCAGTAATGACACCCTTTAGATATCCGCTTGCTACTGCAGTTGTTCCAATACCAATTGAAACACCACTCAATGCTTGGGTTACTGCATAACCAACTTGAAGTCCATGAGAAACAATTGTTGTTCCAACTCCAACTGCAGTTGTTAAAATTCCAGAAATTCTTTGATCTGCCGCCGCATCAATTACACAAACTTTGAGATTTTCTGCCCAGTTTCCTGGGTTCTTTGCTGCCCAGTAAAAAGAAGTATCTGAAGTGTGGTTGTTATTGTAATCATCAAAATTATCAACACGTAGAGATGTTGTTGATGCAATACCAACCCCAGCGTTTGCATTGGTTAGTTGTCCACCGCCTGCTCTAACTACATCTAACTGACCACCATACGATAAGAAGTTTGATGCTGCGTACCAACTTTCGTAATGATAGTCCGTTAGACCAACACCAGGACCACCAAAAACTTCTACTAATTCTTTTTCGTTTGTAACTCTTACTATTTCATTGACAGGACCCTTTTTAAAAGGTGCAGCAATACCTGCAGCGACGTTTAGTGTTGCATTTACGCCGCCACGGGTTAGATCTACCTCTCTTACACGAATACCTGGAGATGCTAACTGAAGTGCCATTCTATACTCCCTGCAGTAACCCTAATTTTAATCTAAAATTATTTATAAATTCTCAAAATCACTTATACTCCCACATATAAGATTTGTCTCCATATTCATCAACTTTCCACACATCACCATTTTTATCAATTTCATTATCAAAAATATCTAACCCATCACTAACAAACCCAAATGGTGACATATCTTGTTCAATTTGATTTCTTTGATCTTCATAAATTCTTTTACGAATATCCTGATCCGTCATTTCTTTAAAATACTCTTGAGCAACTAACCATGAGAATATTACAAGACACATTGCCAAATCATCATTACATCCTTCTTCAGCCTCAAATGACTGTTTTCTTTGAATGAATGTAGTTAACTCACTGATTGTGTCATAATCTGTTATAATAAGTTTGTTATCTTCAATTAAAGTTTTTAGATTTGAACATCCTACTTTTTTTGTAGTCGAACTCATCTTTACTCCAAGTTGAGTTTTCTTTCCAGAAAATCCAGTTCCAACAATTTGTCCAGCACGTCCACGCATAGAACACATTAATATATTTTCATATTCAAGATCAAAATTTAAAATTGAAGCAACTTGATCTCCAATATCATTAACTTCACATAAAATGTATGCATTATTATATGCTCTTGCTACTTCTTCAATGACTGATGGAAATAACATTGGTTTAATTTCATTATTTCTATATTTTGCTACAACTTTATATGGGAACGTAGTAATATCAAATACTATAAATGCTGAATAATCTTTTGATACTCCACGAGCAACGTCAACAGTAATAATATAATCTCGAATTTTATCTGGTTCATTATATACATACAGACTTCCGTTAGTTTTTACTGGATCATCATAAACCATTGATTTTAGTTTAGATGGTGCAATTAAAGTATCAACTGATCCTAAAAATTCACATTCAAATTCAACCCTAAATTGTTGTTCTGAAGTATTTGCAATTGTAGATGCTTTCCATTTTGTATCTCTACCTGGAACTTCTGACCAATGAACTTCTATTGGAATATATTCATTTCGCTCTCTTTCGGAATCATGCCACAACCGATAAAAGTGGTTCATACCGTGGGGGGTAGAAACAATAATTACCTTTGTAGATTGACCAGATGAAATAGTAGGATAGACAGAAGCGAAGAACTCGTCAGCAATATGATTAGGAATGAACGCAAATTCGTCCAAAAATATAATATTGTAAGATCCCCCACGAACAGCAGAGGCAGAAGTAGAAGCAGCAATAATTTTTGAACCATTTTCTAACTCCATAGATCGTTTGTTCCAGGCAATAATACCCTGTTGCATCCATTTTGGAAGATTTTCATAAGCAAGTTGAAGTCTACTTAGTAAATCACCAGCAGTGGATGCTTTGTTTGCTAGAATTGCAATATTTACATTGTCATTGAAGACAGCATAATGTAGAAGATAAGAAACACAAGTTGTAGATTTACCTGTCTGACGAGGCATCTTACAAATATTGAAACGGTGAGCATGAAAGTTCCTAATAAGTTTCTCTTGAAAAGGATACATCTCAAAAGGAACTAGACCATGATCAAGAGAAACAATTTTAATATAATTTCTAGCAAAATATACTGGATCTTGTTTACATCTAAGAAACTCAAGAATTTGTTCTTCAGTAAATTCAATTGCAGTATTTGCTTTTTTTAAATTGGGATTACCAAGATAGATATCGGCTGCCATAATATACCTCTATTTTATTAACAATTCCATGCTCTTAATGATTTATTGATTCTTGAATCAGGATCTCTTGCAGTTTTGGCACTTGTTAGTTTTGCTTTCATTCCTTTCATTCTGGCACAAAAAGAATCTCTACGTGAACCACCTTCAGGTTGAGGTGCTTTTAAATTACTACCAGGATTCTCACGTTCGTATGATTTACGACCTTTTTCGTTGAGACCACCTTTTTGATTTTTTCCTTCTTTACGTTGCCAAGCAGCAACTTCGTTTAATTTTTCTTCCTCATTGCCGATGCTATCATTATTGATCTGCCTAAAATCACTAAAAGAAAGTAATTGTCGTGTGTCATAACTCTCCTTTGTAGAGGTCTTCCATCCACCACCTTTGGATTTATACCATTTGGCAGCCCATCCATTAGCATAAGCGGATGGATATACATCAAATTTTGCTCTTGCCTGGGATTTTGCTTTAGACCATAGAGAAGGATTGGTCGGAACATTTTTTTCCATAATATATTCTTCTCTTGGTTCATACATTGAAGTAAAACCACTCACTGTAGTTTTTACTGCAGACTTTGCAGTTTCACCAGCTTTCTTTAGACCCTTTTTCCATTCTGGTTCTCCTGGTTTTTTTGTATTAAACGGTTGTTTATTTGTTTCACCCGGAACGTTTTTAATAACATCCTGAACTCCTGTTTTAACTGTATCAACACCAGATTTTACTGTTTGTCCTGCTGCCTGAACTCCTGTTTTAACTGCTCCAATGCCAGATTTTACTGTTTGTCCTGCCTTTGCAACACCTTGTCCAATTCTTGATATTGCTGAAATTCCCCTTATAATTGGGGCAGCAAGTGCAATCATTTCATCAAGTTCTGTCTCTTCAGGGACACAGTTAGGAACTGTTCTTGTTCCTTTCTTCTTTAATCCAACTTGTTTATATCCTTTCCAACAAGCTTCCATAAACTCTTCTGCAGTTTTGACTGGATGTGATTGTCCAGCAAGTTTTAATAATTTGATTTTTAAATCTGGAGTTTTTGCTGACATTGCAGTATTTACTCTACGATCAAATTTTTGATATTCTTGCTCCGATTGCTCATCAATTTTGTTCGATGACATGATTGGTTTTCCTCCTTTTCCTGAACGGTCTGCTACTGGATCTTCTTTACGTTTTCTTTTGACTGCTGTAGCAATCTCATTTTTACCCATTTGAGATGCTTTTTCTTTAGACAAACATTTTGGTTTTGGTTCACCAGGTTCACGAGCACATTTACCAATTCTTTCACCTTTTGTATTATATTTATCCCATCCACCACCACCTACTCCACCCTCACCACCAGTTCCAAACCACTTTCTCAAATCTTCTTTAACTGAGTATGCTGCAGCAGCATCCATATTATGATCAGTGTCAGTAATCTTTGCTTGAATCCAAGCAGGAATATCTTTTTCTTTCTTGCCAAGTTTTAATTTTAGTTTTTTAGCATTGGCAATAGCATTGTCAAGTTGACTACTCGCCATTGAAACTTCGTGATCCTTCACAATAAAAACTAAGTAT